CACGGCCCCCAGCAGTTGAATCCTGAATCCTGAATCTCGTATGTGTCGAGGTCCATTCTGTGGTCGTTGAACTTGCGTCGCACAACCTGTCGCCAATCCATGACCTGTTCCGGGTCGCCATTCCATTCCCCGAACGATCCGTGAATCACTGTGATCTGACAACCATACCCTACAACCTGCCGCTCGTTGGTCTTGGCAGGAAACACTTCCCATTCGCCGTTGCCTCGCGTCGGAGGCGTGATGTACACTCCCGGCCGTACCTGATCGTCGCTCAGCGGCTTGGTCTGCAACTGGATGTCCCGCACGTCGTCAAGGTTCAGTTCCTCGACGCGACGCTTCACCGCTTGCAGGATTTGGTAGCCGATGTTGGTGCTCATAACGAATCCATGTCCGTTGCCACATCACCGCTCACGTAAGGCCACGGCCGCGCGAATGGCGAGTAGCCGGGGCTGATCTGTCGCTGGTCGGCTCCGCTGGCCCGGTGGAATTCCGCTTCCGCCCATGCCCGCCGCGTCGTCCGCTCCTTGATGTCGTTGGTCAGGATCGCCAAGTGGTATTCCATCAGCCGCTGGAAGTACGTCCCCATGACCGGCCAGTCGATGTCGATCGGATCGCTCAGCGTGTACCGGCAGGCTGACTTGCTCACGTCGGATGCCACGTCCAAGGCCAGCGTGTCCGCGTCCGTTCGGCTGGCGACAACCCTTGTCAGCACCGCCGGGTTGTCGGTCCCGTCAAGGGCACCGAACGGGCTGGTCGGCTTCTGGGTTCCGTTGGTGCTCAACCGGAAGATGCACCCGACGTGATCCGCGATCCATGTTGTCCCGGTCCCCTCCAGTGTCGTTGCCCCGCTGACGACGGTGGCGGTGCCTGTCGCGTACTCGGCAACCCGCAGCGGTCTGGGGCGGCGGATGTACTGGAACCCGTAGGATCGCACGTCTGCAGGCGGTTCGCCGAACATGATACTTTGCAGGCCCGTCCTGCGGTCCTGGTAGATCGTGTACGCTCCTGGCTGGGAAATCGTCGTCGTGCCCCACCACCGCGTCATGCCGAAGAAATGCTCGGGCTCCATGTACTGGAGTCCGGGGATCCCCCATCCGTCCGTCTCGTCGAGCGGTTCGGCCATCTTCTGGAAGTCGATCGGCAGCGGGTAGCTCGTTCGCCACCAGTCGTAGGACGTTCCGGCCGCGATGTCCACGCCTGGGTTTTGGTCCTGGGACAGTGTGATAACCGTGTCGCTCTTGCGAGCCTCGACCGGGTAGGCACCGTAGCTGTCGAGTTTCAGTTCCCCGTAAGCTGCGTTCGCCGGCCAGGTGCCACTTGCCAGCGTCAACATGCGTTCGTAGGTGCCTCCGGTGTGATCGTAGGTGATCGTGCCCGTGTCGTAGTCCGCGTCCGTATGGAGCGTGTAGGCGGCCCTGTAGAACCGCCAGTTGTGGGCCTGAGCGATCTCCCGGTACGCATTGTCCACCGCCCGCTTCGCCAGCCGCATGTCGCGAGCACTGGCTGTGGTGCGTCCGTAGAAGTCCAGCAGCCATTCCACGGCGTCCTGGTAGGTCCATAAATCCGGGCTGAGCGACTTCTCAGGTATACGTGGCGTGTATGCAATGGGCATGGGTCATCAGGTTCCGGTTGCAGACGGGGTGCTCGAAGCCGTGGAACTCGGGCTAGAGGACTCGGTTGACGACGGTGTGGAGCTTGGCGTGTTTGATTCCGTGGAGCTTGGGCTCGGAGTCGAACTCGGTGTATTGCTCTCCGTGGCACTCGGGCTGGGCGTGCTGCTCGGCGTGCTAGACACGGTTGCAGACGGGGTAGCAGACGGGGTTCGACTCGGCGTGCTACTGGGCGTTGAACTCACGGTTGCGCTTGGCGAGTTCGGTGATCCGAGAATTGCATTCAGAAGTGTCACCAAATCATCGCCGCACTCACTGTCGGCCAACGCTGATCGCAGAAGTTCCTCAAGTCGGTCTGAGCACGTGGCAAGGTTTCCGGCAAGGATCCCGGCCAGTTCTTCGGCGTAAGCGTCGTTGCACAGCCAGGAATGGAGCTTGGCTCGCAAGCCTGCACTGATTGCTGTCGGTGCCGATGAATCGAGCAAGTCCTCGAATTCGTCTCGATGCGTGTCACCGAACGCGTGGAACAGGCGATCTCGCAGACTTTGGGACATTGTGGCCATGTGCTTTTACTCCTGAAGCTGAAGTTCTTCACCTCGGAAGGCGTGCTTCCGGATGATCTGGTTTCGGATCTTGCGCTTTTCCTTCGGAGGCGCACGGCGTAGTTCGGGATGCTCTCCGCACAAATCGTCAAACTTTTCCTGGATGTATTCCTCTCGCAGGGGAACGGCCGGTTTGCGGGCCTGTCGCTCTTGATGCTCCAACAGCTTCTGGTGAGCCTGCTTGATCTGCTCCCGCGGGCTCCCGTGGCCGCTGATTACCGCGTCCGGGTCGCCTGGGAACTTGGCGAGCCACGGGATGTAATCGTCGTTGCGGCCAAGCGGGCGACCGTTCTTGGCACAGTTCTCCGCGACCGTCTTTGTGACTTTGGCATCGTATTCCTGCCAAAAGGGATTGTTTCCAGCCATCCACTGGCTGTCCGTCCGACACTCAGGGGCTTGCTGGCAGGCGAACATCATGGCCATGCGTGGGCTGGTTCCTTGGATGCGTGAGGCAAGGTAAATTTCCGTTCGTCGCCTGCTTCCCAGAATCTGCCACGTCAGTTCGTCGCCGAACTTGTCGTAGGCTTCATCGAACTGGCGAGCGTTGATTATCGGGCAACCGTTCATCGCTTGGCTCCCGCCGATGGTTTCGGCTTCTGCTTGGCTTGCTGCGTCCTGGTCTTGGCCATGTCCTTCATGGACTTGATCTTCATCTGGCTCGTCAGCGCGCCCTCACGGAGCTTGATCCCCATCTGAGCGGCGGCCCCGGTCAGGTCCATCTCTTTCTGGCGGGCGTCGAGGTCCAACCCGGTCGCCGTCTTCTGGAGTTCCATTTGAGCTTTGGCTGCTTCCGTCTCCAGTTTCATCCGGGCCAACTGAGCCTTCAACATGGAATCAACGACCTTGGCCTGCGTGTCGATGTTCGTGATCTCTCGCTTGGATTGAACGTCGAGCACTTTCCCGGCGGCGGCCAGTTCGGCAAGTTGGGCCTTGCCCTGGATGTCCATCTGCTTGCCTTGCAGGTCCATCTGCTTGCCCTGGGCCTCGGCTTGGAGCTTGGCCATCTCCAGTTCCTGGGCCTGCTGCTGGGCTTCCTGCTCGGCGCGGGCTGCTTCGTCGTCCTGTTGCGGACGGATCATCAGGTCTTCGTAGTCGTTCATGTCGAGGAATTCACACCACTTCGAGACCATCGCGTTCCACGGCTCGAAGTCACCGCTGGCCAACGCGTACTGCTGGAACCCCTGCCCGAGCGTCTGCATGGCCTGCTGCCAGTTGGTCCTGTCCCGTTCCCTGTCCGGTCGGCGGATGCTGCTGGCGGCTACCTCGTACACCATCTCCCGGACGATGCTTTCCGGCGGCGTCGTAGTGACGAACATATCCCACAGCAACGCCGCGGTTTGTCCGCCAAGTGGCGCCAGGTCTTGGCCCTGCACGAACCAACGAGCGCAAAAGGACTCAAGAGCGCCAAGACGAGATTGACATTCGGCGATTCGTTTCTGCAGGAATTGGATACGAACTCCTGCTGCACGTGCTCGCGTTGCAGTTTCTTCTGCGCTGCGATCATTGGACTCACTCCCCTTCTGGCCGTAGATGAGCGGGGTCAATCCGGTTGCCAGAGCGAAGTATTCGTTCGCCATCTCGACAACCTTCCAGGCGTCCATGTTGGTCTGGGGGAACTCCAGAATCTTGATCGCATTTTCGATGCGTTCGACGGCGGCCGCGACGGGGATGATACTGAAGTCGTCGCCGGAGTCGAAGTACTTCTTGTACTTATCGACCTGCCCTTCCAGTATGGCGATGAAGTTGCGGCTGCTGTTGTAGACCCGGTTGCACAGAAACGGGACCATGACGTTCATGAACTTCAGCCACCCCATGCCGGCCGACAGCGGCGGGATCGGGTACGGGCTGTCCGGGTCGAGGTAGAAGTCCTGGATCTCCATCGGCCATCGTCCGTCCGTCCATGTCGGGATCGGCCAGGAGAACCGCTGCTTCACCTCATCATCCTGCATCCCGGCCCGCATGGCGTCCGGCGGGCAGTTCAGCGGGTACGGAACATTGCTGGCGATGGCCAGGTAGGTGTACTCGCCACAGACCTCCTCCAACCTCTGCTTCAGGCCGTCCGGGATGTCGCAGAACCGCGTGCCAGGGCCTTGCTTGCTCCAAATCTCGTACCAGACGATGGTATCGTTCGTCTCGCTTTTGCCGCGGTACTGGCTGGTCGTTTCGTCCGCCGGGTAGCCGGACTCGCCGTAGTGCCAACTGGACTCCAGGGACGCCCGGCCTTTCAGGCTGTCCTTGGGCATCTGGAACCGCTGCTCGACCACCCAGTATTTATCCTGATGGCGGAGAGCGATCCAGCCGGCGTCCTTGACCATCCGGCAGTCCGGGTCGATCAACAGGTCCAGCGGATCCTCGCGGAATACGCCGGTCAGGGTTGTGGTCCCGGCAGGGTACTGGTAGCGACGGGGGAAGTAGACACCTCGGCCCGTCAGGAAAGCATCGACGATCCCGAGCTGGGCGTGCTCCCCAAGTCCACCATCCGGGACTTCGCGGCCGGTGTAGTTCAGCCACAGCGTCATCATCTTGGCCGTCACGTCCGCGCGTGCCAGTTCCATCTGATCGACGGCGGCAGTCTGTTGTAGCATCTGTCCGAGCATCGGATCCTGCATCAGCATCTGCTCGGTTTCCGGTTCTAGCACCCACCGCTTCTTTGGCGTCACCGTGCGGTAAGGCACGTCCCACAACAGGTTCGGGACCATGACGGCGATGGCCTCGAACGTCTTGTTGATCGAGATCGGAAACTTGGGGATCTTGACGGCCCCGGTCATAAAGCGGCCGGCGTAGCGACTGGACCACAGCGCGGCGCATGAGCGGGCGTAGAAGGTCTTTGCCTCTTCCGCCTCTTCACGGAACCGCTTGCGTGGCTCGGATCGGTAAGCCGTTTCCAGCTTGCCGAGCCACGCGTGCTGCAGCGGCCGGAAGAACTCACCTTTGGTCCAATCGAACATGACTCACCTTTTCAGACGTTGACGGCCTGCGCCATCTGCTGGGCTCGGTACTGGCTGGCCAGCGCTTCGCGCTGAATCCTTTCCTCGTGACGCTTCCGGTTGTCGTCCAACGCCCGCTTCTTGCGTTCGTCCAGCGCTGCCTTGTGAACGGCGAACTCGCTGGCCGGTGGCTCGAACGTCGCATCGTCGAGCACGTTCAGGTAGAACCACGCCCCGCCGGACCCAATCGCGTTGCCGGCCGTCTTCAGGTGCGTGGGATGTCGAATCCACTGGGCGCCGTTCATGGGAAAGGGGGCGGCGTCGATCACCAATAAGTCCACGCGACCTGGCGACAGGCGGCGGTACACGTCCGCCGGCCGGTACTCGACTTCCGCCGGGATGCCGGGGCGCGGGTCCGTCCGGGCGACACGGGAGATCCAGCCCACGCGACTTCCGAGCTTCGGGGTCGGTTGGAGGTTCTTCATGTCCTCGGCGATCTTCTTCAAGACGCCCTCGCATTGCGGGTCGATCGGAATCTCCTTGGGCGCCGCGAACTTGGCGGGGAGTTCCTGTTGCGTCGGCTTGTTGGGTTTCTTTTCTTCGTCTGCCATGATCGTGGTTTCCTATGGTTTAGGGTTAAGCGGCCGAAAGCCCCGGCCCGAGGTGAACGGTCTGTTGCTTGTTCGCATGTTCGTCGAGGTACGCCTTCAGGAACGGTGGCAGCTCCATAGCCGGTGCCTCGTTGTCGCCGACGTGGTACGCCTGCCCGTTTTCCATCAGCGGCCAGACGTAGCCTACGAGGTATTCCAAGGCGGCCATCAGGTCATGCACCCGCGGGTTGGCGGCTTCGTCGAGAATCACTTCCCCGCCGGTCGCCGTGCGCTGGACCTTCTTGCGGTAGGATCGAAACTCGTTCTTTGTTTCCAGGATGTCTTGATCCAGAAACAGCAGCAGCGGCAAGCCATCAACGATCGTATTCAGCATCGTGCGGACGTACCGTTGCCGAATCAGCGGCTTGGCAAGGCCCGGCATGAAATCGTGGCCGGTCGTTCGTGACTTCAGTCCGTGCCGTGCGAACCCGGCGGCTGCGGCCTGCATGGTTGTCCGACCTTCCAGGACGCCTGTCTTGCGGGCGCCCATCAAGTCCATGACGAACGCCTCGTAGGGAAACTTCATTTTCGGGGCGAGTAACGCAGCAAGTTCGTCGGCGTCCTTCCGCTTGGCGGTCAGTTCCCATTCGACGATCAGCCGGTGCTGCATCTGGATCCCCATCCACTCCTTGGGCGTCACGACTCCGGACAGCACGCCGGTTCGCGTGTGGCTTGGGTCCAATGATGCGTATCGCGTCCACTCCGCCGGAAGGTGCCCGTCCCTCGCGTACAGGTAGGCCAGCAACTGTTCTTCGTTCCGTGGCGTATCGACCTTGTGGCCTTCATCCTTCTCGATCAGGTGGATGCCAACATTGAAGTCATACATCTGATACGGCGTGCGGTGGACCTCTCCGCGGTCACGTAGGGCAATCTCTTCCTCGCTGCCCATCCTCGCCATCGCATGAGCCTTGGCCTTGCTGCTGACGAACGTGTTCTTCGAGGCGATGATCTGGAAGCTACTGATCTGCGGGTCCGGGTCGTCCCGGCATGCTTCCGCGCGGTCGAGCATGTCGGCGATGGCGTTGTTTTTGGCCTGGGGAGCGGCGTCCCACATGAACCACCCGTCCCGAGTGTACAAGCGGTCTTGCCATTCCGGGATGAAATCCGGGTTGAGGATGTCTTCGTTGATCCAAATCCCGTCAACCGCGTCACCCATTCCAGGGCTGCGACCGGACGACGGGAACGCATAGATGGTAGCTCCATTGGTCAATGTCAACGAACGGAACTCGTGTTTTGCCTCGGACTCCCAGGCCCACTTCTCGATCAGCCTGTCGGGGATCACGGGCTCGGCCAGCGTGCTGGCGTCACGGCGAAACTCATCCATCGGGTCAGCCGGGTTGAACATTCGCCATTGACCGGTATCCAGGTCACGGATCACACGCAAACTGCCACGCATGCCAGGCGAGAACAACAGGCGGTAGATCGTCTTGCCGATGTGCGTCACGTCCAAGCCGATGATCCAGTAGGTTCGCGGGTCTTCCGGCGTGCTGACCGGGTACTTCAACGGGATCGGCCCGTCCGGACCAATGATCGGAATGCCCAGGACGCGACTGCCGAACTCGTTAGCGGCACACACGCTCTTGCCAGCCTGCTTGCCGCCGAACACGATGATTTCCGGGCTCTGGCAAACGTGAACCGGCAACTGCCACGGCATCGGCCTGTAGACGACGAGGCTTTCCCGAGACGCCTTATCAATCGCCTCGGCCATCATCGACTGCAGTCTGTCGCCGCTGCTCATCATGGCTTCACCACGGGTTGCATGTTGGCCGTGAGTTTGGGTTGCGGAATCGGGGTAGTCAGCATCCTGTCGAATTTCACAATCAGATCGTCCATGTCATCGCCGCCCATCGCCGCGGCCTCAACAAGTTCGATCATTCGCTGCATGGCGTCGGCGACGGCGGTGTCACGCATGTAGGACGCCAAGGCCAAAGCCTGCTGCTCTTTCATCTGTTCGAGGGTCAGCTTCTGGAACCCGGCGACCTCGCGGTCCTTGGCCGCTTCCAGGAACTTGGCGGCGTCCATGTACATCTTGGCCGCGACGTTCACGTTCTTGTTGTCGCGCATGGCCCGGTCGTGGACATGCTTCAACAACTGAGCCCACATCGTGCCGAACGTCGTCTCTCCGCCGAACTCGGACAGGAACGCCTTGCGTGTCGCGTTCAGTTCGATCGTGCCTTCAGCGGCTCCGTCCACTCGCCCCGCGGCGTCGATCTTGCGGGTGAGGATTTCCTTGACGACAATCAACAGGCTCTCGGTCTTGCGGGATCGTTCTTCCAGTTCAAAGCAGTTGTTGCACAGCCGCTTGCCGTGGAAGTAGATGAGTGACTTCGCTGGGTACGGCTGATTGCAACCTCCGCACAAGACAGGGACCGTCTTCTTTGGTTGCATCAAAGAAACCGGGTCGATCCCAGGCGGAAGGCCGCGAGCCTCAATCTTGGTCACTTCACTCATCGGAGATGGCCTCCGTGGTTTCTCGCGGACCCGGCAGTTTGATAAACCACACCGTCGAGTTGTCAATCAGTTCCGCGCTCGCGTCAGCGTTTTCCTTGATCAGCCAAGCGACGGCCGGATTGACTCCAAGGCCGATGCCGGCCACGAGTCCGTTTGGCTTCACGTGGCCCCACCATCTCGCCAACTGCAGATCGGTTTCCGTGGCATCTTCCGGATGCCCCACCCACAACAGGTCCAGTTCCTGGTTGTCGAAGTCTGACGAGTCCGGATCGACTTCCGGGCAAACCGCCATCTCCCCAAGCCCGGCGGACGCCATGTTCTTCGCGTAGGCGTCCCGGTTGATCCCATGGGCGGAGGCGAACGTCGAGAACTTCTCCCGCATCCATGCGGCCTGAAGGATGACGGCAAGGTTGTCACCGAGCCCGACATTCAGGGCCAGAATCCGCGGCGAGAAGGACTCGATCGACTCGACGAGTTTCGTGATGGCTGCCGCGTCCTGTTCGGTCAGCGGCCAGCGTTCGTCCGTCGTCACCATCTGCCCGCCCACGTTGCGGTGGACGATGGGACAATCGGCAAGACCCATGTCCTCGGAGTCCGACACAGTTGGCTCCGGGTCCAGCAACGGGGCAGGAGCAGATGGAGGAAATCTCGGAACAGGAGAAATAGAACCGTCGCTGTTCATGGCGACAGCCTGAAACTCCTCAACTTTTGCAGCCGCACGTGCCAACAGTGCGTTCGCCGGGATCTCCGGGTTCACGTCGATCATCATGTCCCCGGCGTTGTGGCCGTCCATCACAGCCTGCCGGAAATCTGCGGAGATCATTTCCACCGGCATAACGGTCGGACGCCCCACGACTTTCGTCTTGTGGTGATAGGCCCACGAGTCACAAGTCGCGAAGCAGATGTTATCACCTCCTTTCAACTGATGATGCAGAGACGCATTCCTGGTGAAGACCACATCTTCCGTGGACTTCTTGTTCGATTGTTCCTCGTCGAATTCGTAGTAGAAGTACGGCTTCTTCATGCCGTCGATGACGCCGATCGACAACAGACAGCAGCCGGTAGGCAGGGCGGCCACGCGGTGGATGCCTCGCATGAGCGCCGCTTCGTGACGGCTGATGAGTCGCAGACGGATGCCGGGGCTCGGGACATCCGACTCGTTGTTTTCCCATTGAAACAGATACGGGACTTCCCCGCCGTCGTATTGATCCGGTCTTGGCGGCGGCCCGCAGTAGGGTGCGGCGACGATCGTTTCCTTGCCGGCCATCTTGCGTTTGTAGGCCAGTCCGAACGCTTCGTCCCAGAACGGCTTGGCGGACGGATCGAGTTCCAATGCCCCATCAGGCTCGTTGTCGGAGTCCAGCATGAGCAGGAAGTCGAACCCGCCGTCGCGGGCGGCGGCCAACGCCTGGTTCCTGGTCATGGTGATGGGAGTGTCGCAAAGCACCAGCGTACCCACTCTCCCGATCCGAGGATCGGTTTTCATCTTGTGGAACGTGGAAGCGAACCACGTCACCATCTGAGGAATGGTAGAAGCGACTCCGCCGTTACCGGAATACGCAAAGAACGCCACCAGAACATCTACGACTGCCGGTTGCATAAAACATCCTCGCTAGCAAGGTTTGAAGCGGGAAACTATCGCGACTCAATGAACGTGAACATGGTACACATCATGCACTCTCGCAGCCTCCGAATGGCCAATGTTTGGTCGGCTCCTGGCTCCGTGAACCGCATGATGGTCAGTGACGACGTGCGCAGTTGCTCGCGAACGGCTTGAAACCGCTCTCGGTTTTGCGGCGGGACCATTGCGTCATACGCTGGCCCGAACCACTTCTCGATGTTGTGCTGAGCAACCGCCATGAATAATCCCTCCGCCGGGCGTGTCCGAGGTTAAGCGGTTCACGCCCGGCGGTTTCCTTCAAGGAGTTCCGATCAGGGCAACTTGATGTTGGCCAGAATGTCCTTGTTGGTCTCGGCGTCCGTTCGGCCGGATACGGCCCACCCGACCTTGTTGAGGATCCGGGGCGACATCGTGGTCGTGTCGCTGGTGAGCACGTAGGAGTACACGCGACCGGACGTGGTGGCGTTGGTCGTGGCTGCCGTCAGGCCCAACAGGATGTCGCCGGCCGTGACAGCCGTGGAGTCCAACGAGCCCTTCACCAGCGTCGGCCCGTCGTAGACGATCCAGAACAGATCACCCACGACGACCCCGGCGGCCGGCAGATGCTCGTCAACGATGCCAGCACATTCGGCGTCGTTGACGGCGACGTTTCCGTCAACCCGCTTGAACTGGTAGCCGGAGGCATACGTCACCAGCATCTTCGGCAACAGATTGTGGCTTCCAGCGCTTGCGTTTCGGACCAGTCGGCACTTGACGGGGCGGCCGGAACGCTTGGTGAGTACCTGGCCCCGAGCAGTCGCTGGGGCGACATCCTCGAAGGTCGCTTCCAGGCCCTCGATTTCGACCGTCTCCTTCCAGTAGGTACTGGCCGGGACGTTCCCGCCGTAGTAGGTTTGACCACGCTTGATCGGCGTGTTCACATTCGCGTACATGTTTCAACCTCGCTATTTGATTTGGATTTCGTGTCAGAACACTTGGCTCATCCCACCGTCGCGGCTACTAGGCCGTGGCGTAGGGGTACAACTTCGCGACGTTGGCGAAGCTCTTGAACCGGAAGTTCCCGTAGGTGAACAACGCCCAGACGCTGGAGAACGCCAACTGCGGGATCTCGATGGGGCCGCGGCTGGCGAACAACTGGCCATCCGGCAAAGCGGTCTTCACGCCGATCTTGCTGGTGGACATCATGTAACAGGTGGACACCGGGCAGTAGAAGTCCGGGTAGATCGTCAACCCGTCGAGGTTCACGGCGCCCCGGTAGCCCGGCAGGCCGATGTCGATCGTCGAGGGCGTCTCCTGGACCAACCGCGTCTTGGCTTCCTGGCTCTCGCGCAGGCCCTGGAAGGACCACGAATCGCACGCACACAGGTCGGGGGCTCCGTCGCCACCGCGCAGTTGCGTCAACCAGACCTGAGCCTGGCTGATTGCCCGGAACAGGTTCACCTTGTGGCTGTTGGAGCCGGTTCCCCAGGACGTGGAGCCGGTGTTGACCAACAGGGGCGAGGTGCAGTCGTAACTGTCGTCGCCGCTGCCGTCCGGCCAGTCATTGGCCAGCGCGGCGTTGTTGGGCGTGCCGAGGTCCGCAGACCAGTAGCCGCCGTTGGTCGCCAGATCGGTGGCCTGGTTGGCGTAACTGCCATCCGGCATGGCGATCTTGTCGGCCACCACGACGGTCCCGGCGCCCAACCCGGTCTCGATCCCCTCGTAGCGGTTCGTGCGGCCCGTGCTCGACCCGGACAACCACACGTCGCCCATGAACGCCTTCATCATGGCCTTGCGCAGGTCGGTGGCTTTGTCGTTCACCATCTTCCGCAGGGCGTTGGGGCCGCTGTTGATCCACTGATCCATCAGCGACATGGCCTCGGTCGTTTCCATCGCCCGCAACTGAGTCCGCATCTGGATCTCGGTCTGGGTGGGCTGGAAAGACAGGCCCTGGTGATTCGACATCGGGCGGACTTCCGGCAAGCGGACTTTCAGCTTCCAGATGTCCTCGTAGGCGCCGGGTTCCCGCAGGATACCGCCCTGCTGGGACAGACGGGGGTACAGGAACCCGGTACGCATCGTCATGTCTTCGACGGCCCGGATCCAGTTCGGCAGTTGGTTGATCTGGATGTCATACGCGACATCCGCCAACGTCAGAGGAATACTTGCCATTGGGACCTCTAATGTGGCTGCCGAACTCGGTTAGACGACAGGCTAGAAACACGAAACGAAAACTCGGAATGGAAATCTTCCCGTCAGCTCGTGGGCTGCAGGAACCAGTTGTTCAAGTCGGACTCGGATACCGGGCGCGATTGAATGTCGGCGGGTGTCACCGCGACTTGCGGGACGTGCGTCGCCCGGGCGGCCTGAGCCTGCTGGAGAAACGACGCCTTCTGTTGCTCGCTCAGTTCGTTGGGGCTGACAATCCGCCCGTCCGGTGCACGCAGTTGCAGCGTCTGTACCGGTACCACGCGGTAGTTGGTCCCTGGCAGAACGCCGTCCACTTGCAGCGTGCCAGCGGTCGGCACCCCAGGTGGCTGAGCAACCACGCTGGGGTTCGCCGCTGCGACAGGAATTTGGGGTTGTTGTGCGGTTTGGCCGTTGCCTCCCGGCGGTGGGCCTATCAACGCCTCGGCTTGCTGCATGATCCACAATGGGTCTTGGACGCCCTGTGCCCGGTATGCCTCGACCGTCTGGATAATGCGTTGGCCCCAGGGCGTGAGCGTTCGCTGCCCTCGAAGGTCCGTTTGATAGAGATGGGGAGTCAACCGGGACTCCAGGGCTTCCACCTGTTGATTGTAGCGGTACTGGGCGATCTCGGCCTGTACCTGCTGCTGGATGGCTTGGCGAGCCTGTTCGAGTTCGGGTGCGACGACTTGCTTCACGAGGTCCGGGAACTGGGACAGCACCCGGTCGGCGGTCTTATTGCGGGCCTGCATGTACTGACGCTTGGCAGCCTGCATGCCTGGATCGTCCGGGTACTGGTCCCACGCGGGATCGTACTGGGGGACATCCCACTTGAAACCCTCGGGTGCGGTCGCGGGTGTTGCCGGTGTGGCCGCGGGTTGCTGAACGCCATGTTCCAGCATCTGCTGGTATTGCAGCCGCTGGGCTTCGATCTCCCGGTTCATTTCCTGGACAGTGGCCCACATCGTGTTGACCAGATCGGCCCCGCTGCTGAACCGGCCCACGTCGATGCCAAGCTGCTGGGCGGCTTCCAGGGCGTCCGAGACCTGCTGCTGCGTCGGCTGGGGCGTCTCGGGGGCTGACGGCGCGGCGGCCGGCGGCGCGGCGGCCGGCGGTGCGACCGCTGGTTGCGGGGCCGGCGTCGGCGGCTGCTGTGGAACCTCCTGGTACGCTGACGGGATCACAACGCCCGGCGGCTGGGACTGGTACTGCGGCTGCGAAGGCGACGGCTGCTGAACCGGCGGCGGTGCGGCGATCTGAGTCGAAGGAACGGCTTGCGGCGGGGGAGCGGCGGGAGGCTGTACGGGCGGCGCAGGCGTAGCCACGGGCTCGCTTTGCTGCAGGAAAAAGCCGTCGATGCTGATTGGTTGGTCCGCCATTGTCTCACTCCCGCATGGTTTGCGTGAAAATCTGGAGTCGAAGTTTCGTTCAACGCCCACACCTTAATACTTGACGATACTTGGATGCAAATCTCGCTTCTGGTCTTGAAATGGTTGTGAACCAAGATGTATGTTATTTAGGGAATTAGCTGTGCGACTCTTGACAGGAGGTTGCAACGCATGCCAGCAGTAGACATTCCGAACGACCCGTTGAAAGACTTGATCCCGCTTTCTGAGTTCCGCAAGATGTTCCGCCGCCCAGTGAGCTACGTCACCATTCACAACTGGAGGACGAAGGGCGTGTTGAATCGCGAGACTCGCAAGCGGGTGAAGTTGCCAACGATCAGAACTCCGCAAGGACACGCCACTACGAAAGCACTCTACACTGCTTTCTTGCGCGAGATAAATTCTGACTGAATTACGCTTGACGTAATTAACTTGGACGCTAAGATTGCAGTAGCCAAGCAATCGGAGATTCATAAATGCTCACAACCGCCCAAGTTTGCTTTTACGCACTCGGCGCATTACTGATGACCGCTATCGGAATGGTGATCGGCATCGCCTGTGCAATCGCAGTGTTGAGCAAAAAGTAATAACGAGCCTGCGGCAGCCGTCTAGGTGGCTCTAGTCGGTGATGGGGCCGAGCCGGGAACATCAAGGGGCTCTACCCCTCGAATCTCCGCCCGGTGGAGCCCTGCCGCTTTTTCAAAGGAAGCAAGCCATGCCGATGAACGACGGAGGATTTGCGTTTCCTGGCGTCCCATACGCAAGCGACAAACTCAAAGGCATGTCGCTCTGGGACTTTTACGCGGCAATGGACTTGCCGGTGAGCGAGCAAGGCGACTGGCTTGGGTGGTTCGGCGCAGAAACAACATGTGACGCATTTGGAAAACTGCCACCAGATGCCACCGGCTTGGACAAAATGAAGTGGCTCGCGACGGTCGAGGCCAAGATCAGGGCTTTGCGAGCCGACGCCATGATCGCCGAACGGGAGAAACGCCGTGCCAATCAGCCCATCGCCTGAGCCCTGGAAAGGACCAACAGCGACCAACGCCAAAAAGTACGACAAGGGCCAGAACCGTGCCAGCTTCTACGACGCCAACCGGAAGCTCGTCGGCTTTGTAATTGTCCGCGAGGCTGAGAAAGATGGGTGGCGAAAGAAATGGCGATACGGCGCGATGCAGCGTCGAGACCGGATCATCACGTGCGTCAACGCGTGTCAGAGGATTCCAAGCGAGTTCCTGCGTGACGACGGGCTGCTGGGGATGGCCATCCAGTTGATGCGACGGGCGTGCGACTTCGGGGACGTTCACCTTCAGACGCTGCCCGACCGGATCGCGGTCAACATGACGCAACTGTACTACGGGCAAATCCTGAGACCAGAGAAGGATGATCAAGATGCCGAATGGAAACGACTTTTCGATGAGCCCTGAAGAGAGGCTGCAGAACCTGATCCGCCAGCGAAAGCAAAGGGCCTTCCAGCGCGAGGCGAGGGCGTTCTGGCTTTCCGAGAGCAAGCGGGATCGCGAGGAACGTGAAGCCGAGCGGGAGAAGCAAAGCCACATCGAGTCCGGCCGAATTACCCCCGACCAGAAACTGGCATGGATTTACGCCCGCGCGTCGCACGTGGATAACTCGGACACCGATTCGATCCCGGCCCAGATCGAGCGTTGCAAGCGGCGGTATCAAGCCTCCTGGGAGGAACGCGGGTACGCGCTGGCAAGAATCGAGCCAGACCGGATCACCAGCGCATCGAAGATCGCCTTCTTCAACCGGACCAGCGGCGGGATCATCGGACGGCTGGCCAAGCCCGGCGACGTGATCCTGGTGGACAAGATGGACCGCATCTTCAGGTCGCTGGCGGATTTCGTCATCACCCAGCAGGACTTGGACAAGCGAGGCATCTTCCTGGAGATCGGGGACTGCGCGTTCTGCTCGGACCCCAACAACCCGTTCTACCGGGCGATGGTCGTGATGATGGCCATGTTCGCCGAGATGGAAAGCCGTCAAAAGTCGATCCGAATCAAGGACGCCTTTGAACGACGCAAGCAGGCCGGGGCGGACATCAACGCCAACGTGCCCTACGGTATCGAGCTTGTCCGGTCGCAGAGGCTGGGATACGGCACGAAGCCGCTGTGCTTCCGGCAGTGGAACACATGGGAACGGTCCCTGATGAACGCGATCTGCAAGAAGGCCGACTTGGAGGGGTTTTCCCAGCGCGAGGTTCGGGACTGGCTGAACTTCGTCGTGTTCAGGAACAAGCGGATCCCGGCCGACAAAACTAGGCGGCTGTCCTACCCGATTACGGACAGCATGGTCATGGTCATGTACTGGCAGGAGAAGATGTACCGCCTGTACCAGATTTCGGACGTGAAGCAGACCCGGGAATGGGAATACCACCTCGGGCGGTTCAAGCGGGACTGGAAGGCGTTGCAGAGCGCTGGATGGTTGCCGTTGCCGGAGTGAAGCATGTCAGACACAGATTTCGACGCATATTGGAAAGCCGCAGCAGATCGGCGCGCTGCACGCAAGCTCAAACACCAACAAGAGATGGCGGGTCGTCGAAAGAAAAAGACGCGCAAGGCGAAGGCTGCCAGAACAGTCACGCGACATGAGGCGAACCGCTGGAACGGCACGTATTCCGAGTACCTTCGCTCCGATCGCTGGGCCGCAAAGCGAAGTGCGGCATTAAAGCACCACGGGCACAGGTGCGGAATCTGCGGATCTGTCAGGAGTCTTGAGGTTCACCACTTGACATACAAACGTCTTGGTAGAGAGAAAATGAAAGACCTGCAAGTCCTTTGTTGCGATTGCCATCGAATTCGGCACGAGGACAAGCCTGGCGTCGTGACGACTGACTTTTTGAGCGAGCAATTCCGTGCGATCATCGCAAACTAACCACGAGAGGCGGAAAGCGCAAAATGAACCTCCAACGCCTAATCTGGACAAACATGACCGAAAAGCGGGCCACGCGGATTGCCACCTCCGCGGCGATCCTGTTGATGTGCAGCGTTGTGATGGCGGCGCTGCTGGCGATCAAGGTGGTTGCGATGTTGTGGTGACAATTAGAGAAAGGACAGGCAATGCCAACTGGATACACGGCTGACGTACAGAGCGGCAAGATTACTACACTGGCTGAATACGCCATGATTTGTGCTCGCGCCTTTAGCGCGTGTGTGATGATGAGAGACGATCCACTTGGTCCTGAGATCCCAGAGTTCGAGCCGTCAACACATTGCCGAGACGAAATGGAAAAAGCAAAAGCAGATCTTGCGGCGTGGCAGGGCATGACCGAAACCCAGCGGATCGAGATGCAGGCAAGGGAATATGCTGAGACGGTGAAATACGCTGAAGAGCAAATCGCCGAAATCAACGAGCAGCGTCGGCGTTATGAATCCATGCTCGCCAAGGCGATGGCGTTCGTTCCTCCAACAAGTGAACACGAAGGGCTGGCTCGGTTCATGGTGGATCAACTGGAGGACTCCATTAGGTTCGATTGCGACACGAAGTACTGGGACGAAATGAAGCGTACCATTCCGTTCGATGAATGGCAGCAGCGGACAACTGGCCGCCTGTTGCGTGACGTTGAATTTTACGCGGATGAATGGCAAAAAGAGCAACAGCGAACGCGGTCTCGCAATAAATTGGTGCGAGCGCTGAAGCAGGCTGTGATGGCGGAGTGACAGACAATGCACATGGGGACCGAAGCAGCGTCAACGCCTCTGGCGGCCGAGCCTACGGCGTTGATCGGCAGGGCTGCCCCCGTTCAACTCGGGGCGGTCCCACTCCCTGATAGCCTGAGGTCAGGGATCTAGTTCTACCCGGCGACAGGCCCGCAGCGTGCGGGCCGGCCGGGGGTTTTGGGATGAGAGAGGACATAGAACGATGGAACTCAAGCGGATCAATGGCGAAGTGATCGCGGTCGGCGCGACAGTAATCGAAATTGCTGTCGCCAACAAGAAAAACCTCCGCGGGGCGAACCTCAGCGGGGCGAACCTCCGCGGGGCGGACCTCAGCGGGGCGAACCTCTGCGGGGCGGACCTCCGCGAGGCGTACCTCTGCGGGGCGGACCTCAGCGGGGCGTACCTCTGCGGGGCGGACCTCAGCGGGGCGGACCTCCGCGAGGCGTACCTCAGCGGGGCGGACCTCAGCGGGGCGTACCTCTGCGGGGCGGACCTCAGCGGGGCGAACCTGACGGATATCACGCTCTGCTGCGCAACGTTGGACGGCGCACTGGTTCGGGATGGCGACATCGGCGGGCCGGGGCATATCTTGTGCGCGCTGACAGACGCAGAATGGGAAGGCGTAAAAGCAGGGAGGGAATAGCGACAGGCCCGCAGCGTGCGGGCCGGCCGGGGGTTTTATTTGGGGGCAACCTGTACGTATTTCGAAGGTGATCGCCGTGCGGAGAAGCGGAGCGACGGCAGGCGACGCCTACAACGAGGGATTCTAATGAGTTACGTCACCACGCCAGGACAGCAGCAATTCAGCATCGACACCGAATCCGGGGACTGGCTGACAGCGAACCGGACGCCAGACGGCGTGTTCTTCGACATCTCTGGGCTCGTCTATCTACGGCAGGCAGACCGTGAGGCGTTGATTGGCTGGCTTGCAGAAACACCGACAGAGCCGCCAGCGCCAAAACGATCGTGCGTGAGCGGCCGAAACGACCTGCGACACAGAAAACGATGCCAAAATGAAACATGCCTATCCACGCGAATCATAGAATACGGTTTGACGATGCGCGTACTGGATCCCGACGAAGAAGGGTGCTACGTGAGCTACAGACTGCTGGCCATGTGGTCTGACGCCGCGACGAAGATGGAAACCGCCTTGCGCGAGTCCCAACAATCGCGTGACGGCGAGAAATCGAAAGGGGGTGAAGCGTGACGAACTGGCAGACACCTACCAACGTTCCCCACGACGGTGAATCCGTCTGGGCTGCTGTCCGCGAGTGGGACGGCAAACATTTCCACGTCGATTACGGCGTGGTCTTCTACGACACAGATGGACCGATTGTGCGGCTGTTTGAGCGAAAAATCTTCGAGCACTGGCCAGCGGGGATTGTGGCCTGGATGCCATGCGAGATGCCGGAGTGGAGCCAAAGCAACGCCCCGCCAATGCCGCCAATCCGCGACGGCAAGCGGGTCAAGTGCCCAGGGTGCAAGGGGATCTTGTCACCGCACCTGCCGCCACGGTGCCCGAATTGCCTGCAGGCGATTGAGAGGGAGGTAAGCGAATGAACAAATGCAAAGAGTGCGGCTCGTATGCCATCAACCCAGGCCGTCGTGGTCGCGACGACTCCGACCTCGATCTGTGCGACGCGTGCTACTGGCGAGTGCGGGCCGAGCGGCTACAGGCGGTTGTTGATGCAGACAACAAACGGATGGCTTGGCTCTCTGATGCCGATGGAGACTGCGGACCAGTTATTGAAGGCTTCTCGGTGTTACTGGATGACTTTTGGTCATTTCTCGGTGATGCGATCCGCGAGCGGATTGGAGAGGAAAACGACAGTACTGACATTGAAGGCACCGACGAGGACAGGATCAAGGCGTTTCGGGCAATGGTAGACGCGGCGATGGACGCCGAGAAAGCGAGGAGCGAATGAGCGAACCCAAATGCCCGCACTGCGGAAACGATCCGCTGACAACCGTCGAGTTTTGCCAGCGATGCGGCAAGGAGATGGGCGAGTCGGGACAGGACGGCAACGGCTGGAATTGCACCTGCCCCCGTTGCAGCAGAGGGAGTTGATATGACGACGCGAACAGCATGGCAAACATTTCGGGTGTGGTGGATATTTATCACGACTGATGCTTGCGATCGCCCCGGCATGGTTCGCAAGCCGTGGTCAATCGCCTGGCTGATGGAAGCGTGGCGAGACGCGCGTGTATTGGGTGCATAGGCAAACCAAATCGCGACGAAAGCGATCGCGTATGGATAGCATGGGCACTGAAAATCAAAGCCGCACAGAACGATGACGGCAATTCGACAAACCGACAGAAAACAGCGTAGAGACTGACGAAAATCTGGAAAAACGCCGGAAAAAACCGCGTTTTTTGCTATTCGAAAACTTGACGACGGCCGCCTGAGCGAGCCAGCGAGGGGGAGAAGATGACCAGCGACCCAGTGAACCACCCGGCCCATTACACCCACGGTGGGATCGAGGTGATCGACGCGATCGAGGCGTGGGGACTCAACTACCACCTGGGCAACGTCGTGAAGTACGTCGCCCGGGCGGACCACAAAGGGACCGCAATCCAGGATCTCCAGAAGGCGGCGTGGTACTTAAACCGAGAAATTTTAAGACGAAGTGGCGGTTGATGTATGTCGCGTGGAAATCATCAGGTCATCGTTGGTGACTGCATGACGGAGTTGGCAAAGCTGCCGGCCAATCACTTCCATGCGTGTATGACGAGCCCACCGTACTTTGCGTTGAGGTCGTATTTGCCCGCCGGTCACGCTGACAAGGACAAGGAGATCGGGAGCGAGCCGACGCCTGACGAGTTCATCGCGACGATGGTGGAAGTTTTCCGCGGCGTGAAGCGGGTGCTGCGGGACGACGGGTTCTTGTGGGTGAACCTGGGGGACAGTTACGACGCGGGCGGCCGGCAGACAAACGGGACTCGGGACGGATACAAGCAAGGGACGAACGCCGGTACAGACGGCAACATGCGGTCGAACGGTGGCGTTGGGGCCGGCCAGCAGCTTCTGATGCCCCACCGGGTAGCCCTGGCCCTACAGCAGGACGGCTGGGTGTTGCGGGACACGGTGATCTGGGCCAAGCGCTCGCCGATGCCGTCGTCGCAAAATGGAACAAGATTCGCCCGTTGTATGAAAAGGATTTCACGAGATGAGTACGAAAATTTGCAAAAAATGCAGCAGGGAGTTGCCGATTGCTGAGTTCAGGCGGGGAGTGAGCCCGTGCCGCCAATGCGAACGGGACGCAGCGAAAGCGTACAGGCAGACGCCGGAATACCTTGCGGCACAAGAGAAGTACCGGAGCAGCAGCAAGGGCGTTGCAACGGCGGAAAACAGGAACCATCGTCCCGACGTGATGGAGAAGAAGCGGGATTACAACAAGACGGAAGCCGGGAGAGCGGCAAAGAAACGCTACGCGAGCAGCGAGCGCGGCCGGACGGTGGTTTGTGCCCAAGTGAAGCGATACCAGAAAACGGAAAAGGGAAATGCAAACCGAAGAAAGCAGGACAAAAAGCGGGCGAATGCACCGCACAGGAAGTCTGGCGCAGTAATCAGGGCCAGACGCCACTACAGAACGAGCAAGGAGTACCGGGACAAGGAGTTGGCAAGGACCAAGGAGTGGCGGGCAACGGATGCGGGGGCGGCGAGCGAGAGAAACAGGACGAATCGACGGCGTGCGTTGAAGAAAAACGCTGTCAGCACTCTGACTTCATCGGAGTGGCGGGAGGTGCTGGCTGCTGCAAAGGGCCGGTGCTGTTATTGCCGGAAGAAGTTCAAGCGATTGACAATGGATCACGTTATCCCGCTGTCCAAGGGCGGGGCACACAGCAAGGAGAACGTGGTAGCGGCGTGCAAAAGCTGCAACAGCCGCAAGCGAGCAAAAATAGTGACACTGTTCTGATTCCGTGTCCAGGGTGCGATAAATGTCGAGCCAATCAAGGCTACGTCCTGCGCCGCGGTCAGGGCCGGACTACTACGGCGCACGAGTACCTGTTCCTGTTCACGAAAACGAACTCGTACTTCTGGGACATGGAGAACTGCCGGGAGGTGGCTGTTGGCGGCACGCCTGGGAATAAGACGCACAAGGGGGCAACGGCGTACCTGAACGGAGACGAAAAGCACAGAACGAAGCTCGGTCTTGTCAATATGGGGCCATCAACCACCCGCATCCCGCGCTCCGTCTGGACCCTGAGCAGCGAGCCTACGAAATCGTTTGGTATCGTCCGTTGGGACCTCGTGACGGCTGATTCCGGTCTGGATGCCTCGCAACGTGACATCGTGCGCAAAGCGTCACCAAGTTGTCCAGTTCATGGTTGTCAGGATCTTCGATGTGGTGAACGTGCAGCCGCCCCTCCTTCCCGCAGTCAACACACCGATGGCCATCCCGCTCCAACGCTTTTTGGCGCGCATGGCGAAAGTCTGATCCCTGCCGATTCACAGATGCCTTGTACGTCGGACTCGCCGGGCCGGCCGTGTTCTGTTTCTGCCAAGCCCCGTAGCACTCGAACCCGCAGAACGGTCCCCGCTCCTGAGACCAATCCTTCATGTACGCCTTGCGACGAAACACCGTGCCACACTGACGGCACACCAGATCAACCAGCGTCCGCTGGGCAGCGTCACGACACGCCCGCGAGCAGTATTTCGCTGGTCGAGATGGTCTGTCTTCTTTCGGCTGGAACTGAATACCACATTGTTGACACGCCTTCATTTCAAATTCCTCCGGGGTGTAACTGTTCATTTTATCAGAAAAAAACCGCAATCATAGGGCACTTCGCCACCTACCCCTCGGAACTGGTCCGCCGCTGCCTGATGCCACTGTCCCCGCGTGGCTGCTGTCCGGAGTGCGGGGCGCAGTGGGCGCCGGTGGTGGAACAAGTCACGGAACCCGCGCAGGTCTACGGCGACCGTGACCGCGAGTGCTTCCCTGGCAGGACCGGCAACGGCGTTCAGAAGCGTGCCAGCGAAGTCCCGGCCACGTCCAAGGTCATCGGCTACCGCCCGACGTGTTCGTGCAACGCTGAAGATCCCGCCCCCTGCCGCGTCCTGGATCCGTTCAGCGGCACGGGCACAACGGGCCAGACAGCGTGTTTCCTGGGCCACGACTACGTTGGTATCGAACTGAACCCAGACTACGCGGCACATTCCGACAAGTGGATCAACATGGAACCGCGGTGGTCCAAAAGAAAAAATTTGGTGGCTTCCACACGGAAAAACACCATGTCGCAGGCCAACCAGTTGTCCCTCTTCTCTTGACGCCGCTGCCTGACTTACATATCATTTATGTAGTTAAGCACCAAGTTCGCGTGAGTTGAGGCACGCTGTGGGGACCGGAAGATGACATCACGAACCACCGAGCAAGCACGTCGATTCGTCCCTGCAGCGAGTCAGAACGAAGCCCGCGACCTCAACAGTCAGCGGGCTTCGTCATTTCTTGACGCCTCCTACTCCGTTCTGAGCTTTCCGCTCGAAGTCCTTGGCGTGTTTCGCTTTCTGAACTGGGCAGACGCCTTTCTGGCCCGCCAAACCACCTTCTCCAACCAGGCCCCACACATTGCCGGCCCCAACCAAGTCCCGCCCTCCCCAGGGTAGGCCAAGACCGGCAATATGTTTTCTTTCGGACGTGGAACTACAGAATCCTATCAGGATCATCTCAGGTGGATGAACTGGTTCTACGTTCGAACCCAACGGGCAACTCCCAGCCGCCCGACAGGCCCCAATGTGGCCACCGTAAGTGCAGGGACCCTTTCTGCTTCCACGGGAAATCGTGGAGTGGGACGCCGGGAGCAATCCCGACAAGTCGCCAACCAGCGACCACGCTCGATCGGTAAGGACGGCTCAAACATCCAAGAACGCTCAGCGTGCCCGCCCGTGCCTGAGAATCCGGTGACCCAGGCTCAACCTCCAGAGGATCGCTGCAAGGCAAAGGCACCCGATACCGGGCCAGCCCACGCCGACCAGCGGTGAAGACTTCCGCAAGCCTCTGGACTGGGCAGAAACGGTCGATTTCGACTCAATATCTTGGGTCTTCCGGCCAAGGTACGCGCTGATCTGGAGACCTCCAACCCAAACAGCCATGAACCTCCCATCTTGACAGGCCGCAATCCACTGGATGTCAGTGAAACCGCTCAGTTCTGTCCTGTGGTCCACTGGAAACAGCCTGTGGATCACCCAGTGGAAACCCCCAGCTTACCATCTTTGACTGGTGGTAAAATGGGTAAATTCCGGGGGGAGGGAATATACATCTAGGCGGTCGGGCGTTGGGGCCGGCCGGGGGACATCTTTGTCCGTAATTGTAAACCATTGCTGGCTAACAGGTTACCTGTGCTCAGGACGATTGACCTTTGCACCCCACCCGATTTGGTTAACACTTTGTTGAATCCCTCCCCTCCCCTAACTCTGCTGCCGCAAAACCATAGACTCCACCTAGTTGAGCGATAATCTGTACTCACTGTCCAGTGCGTGCCGCCCCCTGCTGTCACGTTGTCGTCCTGATCCTGGCCCGTTGCTGGCCGTCCAGCGGCTCCATCGAGCCGCCTTTGGCGCGCGTTTCCTGCCCAGATTCGACCCCGCTGAGGCGTCTTTCGGCCGGAAGCGGTCTCGGGCCGGTCAACGGGTATCGCGGCGACCTGGACGACCAGCTGCTCGGCGACCAACAAGAAACAAAAAAACCTCTCAGGGGAAACCCTGAGAGGTTCTTCGCCGGCCTGTGTCCGGCCGTGTTGTTGTCCCGGTCTGTCCTACTTCCTCACCCGTCCAGCCAGTGCGGGCGCGGGCGTAACCAACTGATTCGCGACGCTGGCGCCCGTGTTTCCGTTGTCCGGTTTAGCCGTCGCGTGTTCGTCGGTCTCTTCCCGTTTGTCCTTCGCTTTCCGGTAGAAAGCCAGCTTGCTCACATCGTCGCCAGCTTGCCTCACCTGTTTGGCTCGGCTAACGATCTCCCCGATCAACTCACCGATCAACTCCCATTTCTTGACGGTTGCCGAAATGGGAAAGCCCTGTCCGGTGAAAGCGACGGTGAGATAGTTGGGCTTGCTCGTGAACACCTCCTTGATTTTCTTTCCGCTTTCCCCTGACGATTCGGCTTGGCGGCGGGCCATTTCGGCCTGCACGTCGGCGAGATCGGCCATGCCACCCGCGATTGCTGCGAGTAGATCGTTTGTCGAGAGGGCTGCGAGTTGTTCGGCGGTGAATTTCTGTGTGTCTGCCATTTCGATTCTCCCTGAAACTGAGGAACTACTGAATTTCCGGGTGGAACATACCATCCGGTTGATACTCTCTGCGGATAACCGGAGACGATAGCATCGTCCCATGTTTGCTGTGCCCGAAAAACCATCTGCGCCCATTGGCAAGATCGTTTGCTTCTCGGCGTCGCAAGTCAAGGTCGGGGCATAGGTCAAGATTATCGGGGTGTCTGCTTGTCTTTCCTGCATGCTTCGGGCGGAAGCTAATCAGGTCGAGTGCGTTTGCCCACAAGCCCGATGGCTTGGACGGTTCCCATCGTTTTATCGGCATTCCGGGATACCATTTCATCGGTGCTGGCCGTCGAGCATGGCAGGGGACAAACCACGTGGTCCTGATCGGCTGAATTCCAAGCTCGTAGTCGCTCGGTCTGACAACGAAGACGGTAGAGCGGTGCGCGGTCGGTTCTTGCCGGTACTCCGAAAGGTCGGTGACGTATTCGGCGCGTGCCTGCTTGGTATCCGGCAGGTCTTGTAAAGCGGAAATGATCGGGTACCACAAACACGTATCGACGAATCGAGTTCGGATCCGGGAAACTACCCGGGTGACCGTTCCGTGATTGATACCCAGTTCTGCTCCGATGTCCCGGTGCGAGTAGCCGGCGGCAAGCCGGATTGATACCTCCCGTTCGCGCTCAGGCATTCGAGCCAGTATCGCGTCCCATTTCGCAAGTTCTTCGTCGCTTGCCGATCTGACACTGCGCCTTGGCCGTTGGAGTTCGCGTTTCAGGTCCACATCCTCAACGGGTGCGGGTGTTTCGCTCTGTTCTCGAAGCCAGTCTGCCAGAGCGTAGCGAACCGCTTTTAGCGCTCCGCACGTCGAGACTTTAATGAGTGCGGCCGACACAATCTCTTCTCTGTCGGCGGCTTGCATCTGCGGGGCAATCTCTCGAACGATTGCCCGGACTGCTGGAATAGACATTTCTCGAATCTCCCTTTGTAAGTGACAGTTGGCTAGACTGCTCGTATCTTATCGTCCACGTTAATGCCCGTCAAGCGGAATTCTCGGTTTTTCTGACAGCGGAGACTCCGCAGCGGTGCGCGGTCTGCGAGTTCATCGGCGCGGTCGGTTCGCGCCGACTCCCGTTCCAAGATACCAGACAAGGTACTACGGGAATAGGGAAATCCAATTCAATCCGGCGGGCCAGTCTATGTTGCCGCCAGTAGCTTAGGGAGAGTGTCATGTGTATCCGTACCCTGAAAGAGAATGAGTCCTATCTGAAGACCCGGTGCGCGTGCTGTCACGGTGTGAAGAGTGCCAAGCGTACCTCATGGTACTGCGCCAAGTGTGATCGTCGTATCAAGAGCAGTATCCGTAAGAGTGTCAAGACGTGGGCCGCCAAGACAAAGGCGTAGAAAGGTGGTTGTCGTGTCATTCAGCAAGTGGTTGAAGGAGTTCAAGTCCATCATGGGATGGAAGACTGCAGCGGGTAATACTTGGATCTGCCGTGAGGATTGGAAGGACGGGCTGACACCTCAGCAAGCCGCCTATCGCTGGAAACATCCTTGCTCCAAGAGCCAGATACCAGTGACAGCCTTGGAGAACTGGATGCAAGCCATGTCTGGAACGTAGTACACTCTCACCCTGGACGATACCGGCATGGTACGCGGCTGCCATGCCGGCCAATCCCTGTAGCCGCCAGAAGGAGACCGTTATGCGAGTAAAGCAGAAGTGGCAGATGGATGCGTTTCGACGCATTACCAGAGGCACTACACGGTTGATTGTCCGCCTTCCTATGCGTGGGCCAGGTGATGTTACCTTGGCTGAAGTGGCTTGCCTCGATGGCAAGGCGGTAGTCATGCCAGCAACCCGTCGATGCGGATTCTTGGTATGTGACTGGTCCATGTTCATGCGTTACGTCAGGCGTCACCGCTTGGCGTAGCCAACCCCCCATCGGCATCCCGCACCGTCTGTCTGGCGGTGCGCGCCGGGTTCGACTCCCGGCAGGGGGCTTTGTCTGATTCCCCCGGCCGCCACAACGGCTGACACGGGGGATGCTATGCGCAGACGGGATGGCCGCCAGCGGGCCGCGGTTTTCGGGCCGCGCACCGGCCGCCGGTCTTCGTTTTCGGCGGAATCGTTCGCGGCCGACCGCCAATCTGTGTTGCCGCCAGTGATGGGAGACGTTATGACACCCCGAGAGCACGTTGACCGCCTGTTTCCACAGGCTCAGAAGCACGCCAACCATTTCGGCGTGGCGTACATGATCTGCACGATGGACGACGGAGAAGACCGAGGCTGGTATGTTCGGCCGTTGTCATACCACCTTGACCCTGAGTTCGAGGCTTTTGACGGCGCGATTGAGTGTGTCGTGGAGCCTGTCTAACCCCCAGCCCTGTGCTGCTGTCCTGCGAGAGGCGTGACAGCAGGCGTAACTCGGTCCCCAAGCCGGGCAGGGCACTTGTGTTTCTGGTTCGTTTCGTTTCAACATGGGGAGATGTGTCATGTCCGGCGACAGAATGCCTGTCGGCGGGTCCGTCATTTGGTGGCGACTCGTCAAGAGTACCCGCCTGGAGACGCTGGCAAGCGGCTTCAAGAGCATGGGGCTGGAGAACTACATCCCGGAGCCCAGGACGGCTATGTCCTGCCTCCGGGCCGCCTTGACCGATCGCTACGAGGTCGAGGACAAGAAGACGGAGCGGCTGGTTGTCCGCTCTGTGCCCAAAGGTTTCGTGGTGGTAAAGGAGACGCCCAAGGACGCCAAGCGGGCTGGTGACGACTGGGGCGAGGTTGTCGCCACGGTCCAACTGAGCGAGGATGAACAGGATGTTCTGCTTGATCCCTGGGACCATGACATCCATGCCCAGATCGTGGGCGCCATGACTGAGGCCAAGAAGTGGCTGTCGTCCGGTGCCGTGGGTGGCGCCCTGGTCAAGATCATCGAGGTCTGGGGCTTGTCGCTGCGTCCCAACGGTGGCGTCTACTGGCTGCCCAAGGACATGGTATCCTGCTGGGATGCCGTGACCAACGTGGTCGTTACCGCGTCTGCTAAGACGGATGGGGCAGGCAAGGACGTTGACCCGAACCGGGTCTTCAAGCTCAACGTCGAGGCGGACACCGACATGGTGGAAGCCATCGGGGACATCTTGACCAACGAGGTTGAGGTTGAACTGTCCCGGATCGAGTACGAGTTGCAGAGCGGGAACCTGGGGCAGCGTGCCATCGAGACCCGTGAGGCGAGGGCTCAGCACCTGCTGAACAAGGTGGCCAAGTACGAGGAGTCCTTCCAGAAGAAGCTGGAAGGCTTGCAGGAACAGTTTGCACGATCCGAGTCCGCCGCGGCAATGGCCAAGTTGGCTGCCGTCGTCAAAGCCGAACAGGAACAGGGGGTGGCAGCGTGAAGAGGTGGTTCGTATGGGATTCTGAAGCCCAAGAAATCGGCGTCATTGGCTATGAAGCCGATGGAACGCCGATCATCAGTGTTCGCGGAGGATGGCGTGAGGTTATTCTTACGCCAGTTCAAAACATCATCGCAACTGTGCTTTCATGGGGGAATAGCGAAATGAACATCAACGACAAGGCAGGTGTGCGAGGCATTCCTGATTGCATGCTGAACCGTCCGATGCCAAATAGCGATCTGAAGAGTCCATTCACCTACGAGAAGGTCAAGCGACTGATGGAAGCCGCGGAAACGATCCTGTCGAACATCTACGACGCCGGGGAACATGCCCCAAGCTCTGGGGACACGGAAGACTACGCTGACTTTCCGCGTGACGAGGATGGCGACTTGGTGTACCCGGACGTGTGGGAACTGAATCAAGCCCTCGCTGCTGTCGAAGCCGAGGACGCTACCGAATAACCGTCTATGACGGTCTCCCCCGCCCTTGACCGCCTTGGAGAAGCGGCAGGGGCGGTAACACTCCCAAGGACATGCCTACCAAGGGGCACGCCGGTTCGATCCGGCGGGGAGTGCTTGCTACGACTCCGGTTGATCCCCGGACAGCAACGCGAGAGTGCGGGTTGGCACTACCCGGAGCCCAGCGGCGTTACAGCGGGAAGAACAGGGTGGTCCAAACAGCTCGGATACCTCCACCGCCGGTGTGAGTCCGGGGCGGGCTGCTTCGGTGGCGCACCGCGCCGCCGTCTTTGTTTGCGAAGGGAGTCGCTGATGTTCGAGTTGTTTTTTCACTGTGCTTGGGGTTCATCGGCCATCGTGTGGCTGGTAGGCTTTGTGGTGTTCACCTGGACGCTGCTGAGCAAGATCCCTGGGCTGGACGATTGAAGGGAGATTCGCCATGTCAGACCGTATGCCTGTGACGACGTTTGCGCAGCTCAAGGGCGTGCTGCGTGACCTGATGGACGCCAACGTGCCCGGCCTGATCCTCGGAGACCCTGGAGTGGGCAAGACCGCCTGCTGCCAAGGACTGCCCGACTACGACGCCGGGGAGCAGTACATGGAAGTCCGGGCCATCTACCACCGCCCGGAGGACTTCAAGTTCCCCATCGTGGACGTGGCCAACCAAGCCGTGTCCTGGATTCAGTCCGTCATGCCTGCCGACCCGGAATTCAAGGGCATCGTCTGTTTGGACGAACTAGGGCAGGCTGACCGGGACGTGCAAGCCGCCATGTTCGGCATCCTGAACTTCAAGGAACGCCGGATCGGCAACTACACCATGCCCGCCGGGGCCAAGGTGATCGCCACGTCCAACCGCGTGACGGACAAGGCCGGCGTGCAGAAGATGCTCACCCCGCTGCTGAGCAGGGTGTGTCAGATCGACTTCGAGCCGGATACCAGCCGTGCCTTGGGCCAGCGGACGTTCCATGACGAGTTGTGCGAGTTCCTGTTGGGCACCGGACTGCCCGCCGCGGACCACGTGGTAGGCTTCCTGCGTGCCTTCCCGCAGTCGATGTTGACCTTCAACTCTGATCGCCCGAGCGACAGCGCCACACCGCGAGGCTGGGAGATGCTGTCCGCCGCACTGAGCGACAAGGTGCGGGACACGGATCGGATCATCGCTGATGGCATCGTTGGCCCATCGGCATCGGTCGAGTTCACCACGTATCGGGAGATCGCAGTACAGATCGACCCCCTGGCCATCCTGGCCAACCCCAAGGCGGCTTTGGTCCCTGAGACCCAGCCGTCCCTGATGTGGGCCACGGTGAGCAGCTTGACATCCTGTGCCCGGAAGTGCGACGCCAAGCAGTTGAAGGCGATGGCGGAATACTTCTGCAAGTGCCCCGCCGAGTACGCGGTGTACGGTGCCAAGGACGCCACAGCCGCCACGCCGAACAACGGGTTCTTGCAGGCTGCCGGGCAGACGGACTTCTTCAAGAAGTACGGGCCGCTGTTGGTGCAGCCGGGAGCGTGATCATGGCCAAGTCATGGTGGTTCAAGCAGGGAGTCTACGAGCATCCGATTCCCTGCGAACCGACGATCGCTTCGCTGAAAGCGTGGATGCGTGAGTTCGGAATGCTGGCTGGCTGGCCTGACAACATGCGTCCAAGCGACAAGGACGGGACGTTCAAGCTGGTCATCGAGGTTGAGTTTATCCTCAAGGACATTGACCCTGTGGAAGCCTTGCAGAAGATGTCGCAATGGGAAGGCGCGATCAATCCGCCGAAGCTACCGTGTAACTGACGGGCCGCGACGAACGCCCTCTACGGAGGGCGCTGTCATGTTCCGTTTGTTCCTAAACCGTAGGAGACCGATCATGTCCGATACCCAAGACCCACTGGCCGCCCTGATGGAGACGGCCAAGCGTAAAGACTGCGAGGACAAGGCCAAGCTCGCCCTCTCGGCCGCCAAGGTGGCCCTGATGTGCGGGACGTGGCAGAAGAACCGCACGCCCGAAGCCCTCGGCGCGTCGGCGTTCTTCACCCGCCTTGTGCTCGCCCCCAAGTACGAGCCATCGTGGGACATCCCCACGGCTTGCACCGATGGCTCGACGATCCGGTACAACCCGGAGTACGTCGCCAGTAATACTAAGCAGGTGATCGTTGGCCTGCTGGCGGAGGAAGGCGGACACACGGGCTTCGGGCACCATGTCCGCATGGCCCATCTCGCCAAGCAGTACGGGGACGACTACGACCCCAAACTGGGCAACGTGGCCGCCGACCTGGCCCTGTTGGGCTTGCTCAAGCAGGCCGGCTTTGACATCCCGGCGGACTGCTGCTTGCCGGGCGAGAAAGGCCCCTACAAGGACTTCCCGGTTGGCGAGGCGATGGAGCAATACTACGCTCGCCTGCACCAGAAGAAGCAGCAGGGCGGCGGGAACGACCCAACGGGCGGCAAGACGCCGGGCCGTGGTGACGTGCAAGCCCCGCAGAACGTGTCCCAGGCCGGTCTCAAGCAGGCCATGCAGAAGGCCAAGGAACTCCTGCAGTCGGCATCCCAAGAGGGACATCGCCGGGGAACGCTGCCGGGCGGGCTGGAGTACGCGGTCTGCAACATGCTCAAGCCGGTGATCGACGCCCGTGAGGTGCTGGCTGAGTTCCTGAGCAAGTTCGCGGAGACGGATCGTTCATGGCAGAGGCCCAACCGGCGGTATGCCTCCCAGGGGATTTACCTGCCAAGTGAGGCTGGGCAGTCGCTTGGCCACCTGTGTTTCCTCAACGACACGTCGGGCAGCTTAGACAATGACCGGGCTCGACAGCGGTTCCTTGCCGAAGCGGTGGGCATGGTCAGCGCCTACCCGCTCACGAAAGTCACGGTGATCCACCACGACAGCGTTGTGCAGGCCGTGGAGGAATGGACGCCTGGCGACGGGAGTGATCTGCCGTGGCATCCAAAGGGCGGAGGCGGTACGAGCCACGTTCCTCCTTTCGATGCGATGTACGCCTTAGAAGATCCGGTCGATCTTTGCATCGCACTGACCGACCTGGAGACGAACTTCCACCCACAGACGCCGGACTTCCCGGTGCTCTGGTGTACCGTGAAGGACCACCCCATCCCGTATGGGCAGAAAGTGGATATTGGCAGCCTCGGTGACGAGTGCTGGTGACGAATACCATAACCCGATGCTTGGCCCCTTCAAGTTCCAGCAGCGACTGGTTCATGCTTGGCGGCTTATGGTCGCTCGAATGCTTTAACGGGGCCGCCGTCCTGAATAGGACGCTCGCCGCCAAGATAGAAAGTGAGGTCCGATGACTGAGCGAAGGGCGGTGCTACAGCGCCCGTGACCAATCTGTAGCATCTACTGGGACCGTGGTGCAATCGGTAGCACGACGTGGATAACGTGGCGATGCGGGTTCGATTCCCGCCGGTCCCTCTCGCCGACAACGGCTGCTTTGGCTTTCCGTTGACAGCCCCTGGTGATGGCGCCGGGCCAGCGTATGCAACGGAGCGGACGGTTCTGAGGTGCTTACATATACGCATCCGGCTTTATATGCCCTCGCACCTCTCAACGAACATGCAGAGCAGCCCGCGTCGGCACGGAATTTGTTTGCGTGTTGTTTCTGTCCTTTGTTTGTGGAGGCTCAAATGAAAGCGATTGTGGTCGATGGCGTGAAGTATGTCCCGGCTTGCGAATGCGGGCCAATCAAGATCGTCGTGATTGAACGCGGGTTCATCTACGTCGGTCGCGTCGAGTGCGATGGTAATGACGTGACGATCCGAGGTGCCCGCTCGCTGATCCGCTGGGGATCGTCCCAGCATCTCGGAGAGTTGGCCGGCGGCCCGCTCGAAGAGACGAAACTGGGCGCGTCGTGTACCGTGCTCGTCAAACAGCAGCAGATCATTCACATGATTGAGGTGAACAACAATGCCTGGAACAAGCACATTGATTGATCGCCGTTACGGTGACGGTTACGGTGACGGTTACGGTGACGGTTACGGTGACGGTTACGGTGACGGTTACGGTGACGGTTACGGTGACGGTTACGGTGACGGTTACGGTTACGGTTACGGTGACGGTTACGGTTACGGTGACGGTTACGGTGACGGTGACAGTTACGGTTGTGGTGACGGTGACGGTTACGGTGACGGTTGTGGTTACGGTTACTTTGACGGTTGCGGTTGCCAATAGACTTTTGCCGATGTGTTCAGCTTGCCACGACAGCGCCCGTTGTTTCGACATGGGAATCCAGCTTGCCCTCCGTGGACCCGGTGTTTCGCCGGGCCACCGATACGGTTGGGCGATGGAGGTGAGTGTCCGTTGTTTTCCAACTTAGAGCCAAGCGATTCGCAAGCGAACAGGAGTACCTTCTCGCTTGGCTCTAAGTTGGAAAGCAGCCTCCTTGTGGATTCCAGCGTGCGAATGGTCCCGCGGGTTCGAGTCCCGCCCGCACGCCTTGACCGTTGGTGGATCAGCTTGTCGGCATCAGGCCCCGGTGTAGCGCCGGGTCGCCGTTGACGTGCCGACGTTGGGAAGGTGTGTGTTAGGTGTTGCCGGTCGTTCGCTTCGGTCGTTCCTCCCTGCGCTCTCTTTATCAACACCTCTCCTTCGTGTTCCACCAACGGTCACAACGAACCCCGCTGCATTCAGCTACCAACTGAGGCCCGGTGACTCGCCGGGACACCGTTGACGTTGGAGTTTAGGACGATGGCACCAAAGCGACTTCTTCCGTGAAGTCGGCAGAACCGTGCTCTTGTGAGTGCAGCGGCAAGTGAGTGCCCCCAGGCCCGATTGGACCCCGATGGAACGAGGGAGGGTGAGGGGGCTGTTTGAACACATAAGCTCCGGCTGCGTGCCGGGCGCGACAGGCCCCGATGTTAGCGTCGGGGAACCGCCATGATTGCGTCCGGTTCCACGGGCACCAGGCGTGAAAGCGTCTGGTTCGCATTGAAGCGAGGTAACTGCCGCTTAACGCGGCCGGGGCACTTTCTGTGGAGACCGTGAGATGAGCTTTCAACCTGTTCCGCTGGGATGCGTCAAGGCATCCACGAGGCCGGACGCCAGCGACCGACACTGGGGCCACTGGCGTTGGCTGAATCACCTTCCGCAGTCCCGGTACGTCCGGGCTATCGCTCTGTGGCACAACGTGTTCCACAAGCGGCCGCGTGGCATCCAGATCGACTGCCACGGAGTTCGCCTTTACATGGAGGATTGCTGACATGCTGGTTCTGACCCGCAAGTACGGCGAGACGATCGACATGCCCGCGTTGGGCGTGAAGATCACCGTTGTCCGCATCGACGCCGGGAGCGTTCGTATCGGCATCGAGGCACCCGAGGATGTGAAGATCATGCGTGGCGAACACTTGAAGGCGATGGAGGTGCGCGATGAAAAAAGCAACCCGTAAGTATCCTGTCGTCAACATCGGCGACATGTGGGAGACGACTGGCAGGCGAATGTTTGTCGTCTACATGGTTCAAGGCGACAAGTTCCGTTGCGAGTGGTCGCCACTTAACCCGGAATACAAGCCATTTACGCTTCACCGTCGAGCGTTCCTCGCGTTCACCAAGATTGCAGAAGGAGTGCGACTCCAATGACCAGACGCAAACCCCGAATTCCCAAGCCCGAGTTCCAGATCCTCAAGATCAGCAAGGGCGGGGGTCGTTTCAGAACGATCTACAAGCCCCGCCGTGACGTGAAGGCGACGCTCCGGACCTACATCCCGGTCCTGGAGGAAATCGCCCTGAAGCTCTGCCCGCCCAACGTGGTGCATGGCTTCTGGCCCGCCCGCAACTGCGTCTCGAACGCCCAGCGGCACGTGGGACCGTGGCGGTACACCGTCTGCATGGACCTGAAGGACTTCTTCGACCACTGCACGCGACACATGCTCGAACGGGCGGTGGCGTCCGACGATCGAATGCCGATGCAATATCCAATGCTCTGCCCCGACAATGCCTGCCGCCAGGGCCTGCCTACGTCCCCCGCCGCGGCCAACGTGTGCTTCGCGGACGTGGATCATGCCATCCTCAAGGCCCTGGAGATCGGTGGCGTCAGGGCCGTGTACTCCCGCTACGCCGACGACTTGACGTTTTCGGTGATGACACGGGACGAGGTAGACCGGATACTGGAGATGGTCCCGGTTCTGGTGAAGGACCGCGGCTTCCTGCTGAACGAACGCAAGACCCATGTCCAGTACGCCGGGGCCGGGCGCCGGGTGATCACGGGCGTTGCCGTTGACGAGACGGGCGTGTACCCCACGCGGAAGTCTCGCCGCCGGTTGCGTGCCGCCAAGCACAAGATGACCCTTCCGTGCAAGTACGGTGTGGCGTTGCACCGCAAGCATCGGGCCGCTGGGCTCGCCGAGTGGTGCAAGTGCAAGCCGCCCATGTATGGCCGCAAGGCGCGGAAAGAGATGGCGGACAAACCGGACGAGGCGTTGTTGATCGCGGCCAAGGCCAAGCAGTATGGAGTGCAGGACGATGGCAAAGCGTAAATGCAATGCTCGCCTGATGCGAAACCGTGACCGCGTAAGTGCGATCTGTCGCATGGTGGGACTGGATTCTTGGAAGGCTCTACGTCCTCCGATATTCGGTATCTGGGTTCGGCGAGAGACGCCGACGCGACCAATGGAGGAACGGACTTACGCGGCATACTTGTTCGTCCGCGACTTGGAACTTGCCATCAGCATCGCCGAGCGTACCACTGGAATCCGCGAGGCCGGGCGAGAAGCCAAGGCCGTCGCCGCACTCAAGGAGATCGCTGGAAATTAACATGTCAACGAGTAAACGACCACACGTCAACGCCTACCGCCGCAACACCCTGCGGAAGCTCTGCGGGCTCGAAGAAGAGACTCGCGGCAAGTGGGGTTACGCCTACCAGCCCGATTACGTCCGCCCGTTCGCCCTGTGGCACGACGTGAGGAAGCCGAGCAAGGATCTGTGCGACCGCGTGTTCTGTGCTTTCCTGTTGACGGGCGACATGACGCTGGCGGTCCAGATCGGCAACCGCAACAAGACCCTGGAATCCGCGATCGAGCACGCCAAGGCGATCGCACTGCTGAAGGAGATCGCCAATGCCTGATTTCACCCTGACCAACGGGCGGCCGCGCACCGCCGCACCGTCTTCGTTCGTGAGCAACGAGCGGACGAAACAAACGCTGCTGCTGTCGGGCCTGGATTGTCTGCCCGGCCAGCTTGATCTATTCGATGTTGACGCGTTCCCCAAGGAGACTGAGCCATGCGACCGCAAGTCGAACTTGCCCAGCGATTCAGCGAACTGCTGAAACGTGCCATCGGGCCAAGTATTGCCGCTGTCATCAGCCGCAACATCGTGGAGATCAACCGCGATGTGTGCCACTCGCACGACTTCTGCGATGCCAACGAAGTCATGCTCCAAGCGTGGAATGACTGTGGGCACAACCCGGACGACGTTACCGGAGAACGCCAGACCGACGAAGCTCGCCGCCTTTGGGAGACCGCATGGGACATCGCCAAGGAGTACGATTTCGATCCTGACGACTATGCTGAGTCGGACCACGAGCAACTGATACGTGAGGTACAACGATGGATCTAGGCATTCCGTTTCGCAAGATCCTGAGCCTGTGCGACTATTCTGGCGTCTGGTCGCAACCCTACGTCGATGCGGGGTACGACGTGATCCGCATCGACATCCAGCACGGACAGGACGCGAGGCTGTTGACGTGGCCCGGCAAGGTGCATGGAATCCTTGCTGCCCCTCCCTGCACGTATTTCTGTCGCCCTGGTGCAAGACTCTGGGGCGAGTGGGGAGACGCCAAACTGATCGAAGGACTACAGGTTGTCGATGCGTGCCTGCGGTTTACAGCCGTCTGCAATCCCGAGTGGTGGGTATTAGAGAATCCTCCCGGCAGGCTCGACAAGTACCTTGGCCCGCCAACGCTGTCGTTCCATCCGTGGCACTACGGCGACCCGTACACGAAACACACGTACCTGTGGGGCAAATTCACGCTCCCAGTCAAGACGCCGGTTGAGCCAGAGCCATACCCCGAGCATCTTCCACCTGGACAGCGGGACAGAACCAGCTTCCTGGGAAGTGCCAACCGAAACAAACGGGCTGAAACGCCGCCCGGATTCGCAAGAGCGTTTTTCCTTGCAAACCCCTGAAAGGAGACCGATCATGCCCAAACCGATCCCGACCGAGGCCGAGGTTGACATGGCGTGGGAAGCCTTCAACGTGGCCATCGACAAACTGACGTTCGTCCCTGAGTTCATCATCGAGGACTATCCCATCGGCGGTGACTTCCGTGGCCGCTGCCGCCTCGGTGTTGACTTCAAGCGAGGGCACGGATACCGCACGAACAAGACGACCACGAACAAGGACGGCCGCTGGTACAGGCCCAAGGGCAGCGTCTACCAGCCGTGGCCGATCTTCGTGGTGACGGGCATCCCGTTCAAGGATGGCGAGACGACGGCTGGCTGGCTCAAGCTCTGCCCCAGGACCGGGCCGTACCTGTGCATGGCCAACTACGAAGAACTGCTGATGTGCGAACCGCCGTGCTACACGATCCCGCGACGGGAAACATCGCACTACACCGTGACCGTCAACGGTGTGGAGAGCGAGAGGAAGATGCTCAGGGCCGACAACCCCGCGCTGTGCGATGCGTGGGAACGGTGGTTCGACCATTTCAAGCGGTTGATGGAGCGACTGGCTCCGTTGGCTGCGGGAGGGAAGTGATGAAACTTAGCGAGCGTTACCGACCAGCTCTACTGTCCCAAGTCGCCGGCCAACGTGCCGTCCGGGTGCTGCAGGGCTGGCTGATGGAGCCGTACCCCGCATGTTTTTTGTGTGACGGGCCACCTGGTTATGGCAAAAGCTCGACAGCCTTTTCTCTCGCCAACGAACTGGGATGCGAAGATGAGTTCTCCGGCCGGGAGGTTGTGCTCGGTTCCGAACTGAGCATCGACGCCGCCCGAACGCTGTTCCACCGGACCTTGCGTTGCACCCCGTTGCAACCGATCAAGGTTCCCGCGTGGCACTGCCTGATTATCGAGGAACTGGAGTTCGTCAGCGAGCAATGCTGCCGGTTCCTCAAGACGGCCTTGGAGACACAGTTGCCAGCCCGTTGCGTGGTGGTCGCCACCAGCAACAACACGGCCAAGCTCTCCCAGGCCCTCCGGGAACGGTTCACGCTGCTTACGTTCGGCAGTGGCGAGGCGTTCGCCAACGAGGCCCAGGACGTGATTGCCGCCATCTGGGACGCGGAGACTCGCGGAGAGCCGCTGCCGTCCGGGTGGCAGTCGTGGGGCTGGGAAGGGGATTCGTATTCGATGCGTGCCGCGCTGGACGCGGTGCAACAGGAACTCTTACTGAAAGGAGCGAGACGTGAGCACGTGTTCGTCCGTTGATGATCGTTTGGTGGTGACGCCGCTGGGCAGCATCCCGTGGGGACGCATCCGGCGTGCTGTGGAGTCGCATGACGAGTTGCTGGCGGCTGGGAAGGCGTTCGTCGAGGACTACCTTGGCTACATCAACTCCGACGACTACGACCTGCCTGATCCTCGTGCCTTGATGGACGCCATCGCCAAGGCAGAGGGTGAGTCCGATGCGTGAAAGCGCATTGGCATTGCAATTCGGATGTGGTAAAATACGAACGCCCCGGTGGGTGCCGGGGCGTCCTAACCACCACTATCTGGATTGGAGACAGTGATGTCTACCCGCAAGTTTAGCACGCGCGTCGATTCCCCGCCAGCCCTTCCTGTGATCGAGGGAGTCGAGATTCGACATTGCCCTGGATGTGATGGGTATGCCGTTGGCGATGACGGGTCTGTTTGGTCATGCCGGCATCCGCATGGATACCTAAGCGAGTGGAGGCAATTAAAGCCACACGCAACAAACAAGTACGGCCATCTGAGCGTGAGCATTTGGCGCGACGGTAAGAAAGTCATGCGGTCGGTTCATCGGTTTGTTCTTGAGGCTTTCGTTGGGCCGTGTCCGGATGGCATGGAATGCAGGCACTTCCCTGATCGCGACCCTGGAAACAACAGGCGAAGCAATCTCCAGTGGGGAACCCACGCAGAGAACATGCACGACATGGTTATTCACGGAACTGCGAACCCGCCAGACAACCGAGGTGAGCGATGCGGCAATTCTGTTCTGACCAATGAGCAAGCTGCCGCGATCTATAACGAATCCGACAACGCATCAACGCAAGAACTTGCTGACAAGTACGGAGTGTCGCGACCAACAATCAGCGGCATACGATCTCAGGAAGCATGGAAGGTTTTGGGCCTTCCTCCGAAGCCGCCAAAGTATTGCGGAAGTCCTGGCGAACGAAACCCAGCATCCAAACTTACCGAACACGATGTACGAGAGATTCGCAAGCGATTTGCTGACGGTGAACGTCAAGCGAAACTTGCTCGCGACTTTTCTGTCACTGCGACACAGATTCATTACATCGTCACTCGTAAGCAATGGAGGCACATTCAAGACTGAGAGGAAACGAATGGCACGC